AATCTCACAACATCGGCCTGTTCACAAAAGCCAACGCCATAACTTTCAAGCTGCTTTACGGCCATATCCCGTTCCCACAACGTATTCTTGTAGGTTTCCTCGGTAACGCTCTTTGCCAGCTTATCAAGCGCCTGTTTTCGTTCCTGCAAAAGTAACTCGTATGCTTCTTGGTCAATCTCGATTTTACCCATTGGAATCACATCCTCTCTAGCAGCCACTTTTTAGCTTCTTTAAGGCCATATTTAGAGTAGCTAAAGTAACTTGACGTGCCGTTGCAAAAAGCCTTAATATGCGGCTTTCCGCGCTTGTCAGACGCAGCGTTCAAGCCAAACGAAGCGCATTCAATCGTGCGCTCTTGTTCTAGTTTGTCAAACGTCACATCTCCAAGCAAATCCAAATCATTCTTGCCGTTTTTTCTTTCAAATAGCGCCATAAGCAGACCTCCCATCAATTCAGCAAATTGTCAACTGCTCGTTCGCCGTAACGGACTGACAGTTTCGTACCATTTGATTATAATAGCTGTCTTTCAGCTCAATTGCAACTGCTCTACGACCGCTTTCAAGCGCAACATACGGTTCGCTGCCAATGCCGCCAAACGGAGAAAGCACAATATCGCCCGGATTAGTCCACAAATTTACGGCTCTACGTATAACACTTAACTGTAATGGCGCGATATGCTTCTCATCTTTTTCTTCTCGCGCGCTTTCTCTCTGCAATGTATCGCTAGGATTTATGTCCATCCATACAGGACTTGCGTATCTCTGCCATACATCAACAGGGAACGATTCGTTAGTGTGGGTAATCGGTTCTGGATTTGCGCCGGGCTTTCTCATAGTAACAAGATAGTCGGGAATGCCTTGGCGGCTCATAGAACTGTCTTTCTTGATTTGCTTGTGCAACAGGCCAAGCGCCTTAGTACGCTGCATTGCCGTAACAGGGTCTTTCCAAATGCAAACTTCGCTGTGATAAATAAATCCGTTCTCTTGGAATAAACGAATCAAATCTCCGCGAAAATCATCAATACCAATAAAGCCGTCCCGTTCTTTGCTGGTAGGAAGATTCATGCAATGCACGCTCATTAAACGCCCCGGCATAAGAACACGGTAAAGTTCTTTTACGATAAACTGGAATTGTTCAAAAAATTCAGAATGATTCTTGCAATTGCCCAAGTCTCTTTCGCTGTTAGAATACGTGTACAGACTTGCAAAAGGCGGCGAATAGATTTCAAAGTGAACACTGTTATCGGGAATACCAGTCAACACTTCGCAGCTATCACCGTGATATAACGCCATTCTGTCATCTACATACTGATTCTTTACATTCATTTTTTTAACCCTCCGTTTTTAGCCAAGTAGGCACTACCATTTTTTCTGTTGCGTAATACGTTTCGGTCATTCTTCTGGTAGATTTAATATCGGCCATAAGAATGTCTTTCGTATGCTTTACAAGCTCTTTCGTCAAAGTCTCTGCTTCTTTCTGCTTGCGCTCAATATTGGCCTTTACAGCGCCCTCTGCGTCACTGATAATAATATGGACATCAACAGGCTGTTTCTGACCAAAGCGCCAGCAGCGTCTCACAGACTGATAATACGATTCAAAGCTGTCTGAAAGCCCAACAAAAATCATTCTATGGCATTGTTGCCAGTTCACGCCCCATCCGGCAATAGAACTTTTACTGACCAAACACTTTACTTCTGAATCAGTAAATTTCTGCATAGAAGTGACTTTGTGTTCAGGCGTATCTGTTCCGCGCACTTCCACGGAATCATTTACAGCTTCGTGCAGTTTCCGGCTTTCATCGTTCAAATCGCACCAAAGCAAGCATTGTTCATCGGTGGAATTTGCAATTTCCGCAGCTAATTCAACGCGCCCGTCCATGCTGTTTCGTCTTGCGGCTCTGCGCTCGTTCAACGTCTGGACTGTACTTGCAAACAGCATCATTTGACCGTCTGCATCTTCCAGTTCGTCCACCTTTACAATATGTTCAATAATATTCAGCTTCGGCAAATCGTAGCCTGTTCCATCATATCCCAAATCTCTAGGAGAAGTCATGCAGCACGCCCAGCTTGCCACCCATTCAAAGAATGCGTCTTTTGCGTGGCCTTTTAATCTCCAACTGCTTGTATTGCCACCGTCATGCACAAAAAATGTAGCAAGCATCTCTGTGCGGCTCATAATGCCCAAAAATTCAGCGTGGTTTCCAAGCTCTGTAAAGTCATTCGGACTAGGCGTAGCCGTACAGCACAGCCTATATGGAATGTCTTTGCACATATCAATCATCAATTGTTTGGTCTTGCTTGTAAAATCTTTAAGAATACTGCTTTCGTCCAAAACAATGCCAGAAAACTGTGACATATCAAAATGTTCGGCAATATCATAATTAGTGATATATACGCCAGCGCCATTGACCTGTTCTTGCTCTCGCACAGCCGTAACTGGTTCGCCAAACTTCTGCCCCTCTCGCACTGTTTGTTGTACGACAGCAAGCGGAGCGAAAATCAAAACTGGCATACCTGTGTGTTTTACGACCTGTGACGCAAACATTAGCTGCTGCAATGTGTTGTGCGTAATCGTAAAATCGCCAAGCATATACAAATGGTTTCCGTCAATGCAAAATCCGTAATAATCTCCCTCTCCAATAGGTTCAACTGTAAACCCATAATTCAAGGGATTTTTGATTTGCTTTCTATCGCCGCATTTCTTTCTGGTTTTGCAAGGGATTTCGCCCGTATTTCCACTGATGAAAATTCTGTAATACGTTTTGCGATTTACAATCTTTTCGGTATTTCTCACAGAAAATCCCAAAGACCTGCACAAAAACAGTAAATCGTCGCGCAAACCAGAAAACTTTGTTGCAACTTCATAGCATTTATCGTTTACATATCCGTCTGTGTCGATAATTCCAGCAAGAAGTTCAAGCCTGATTTGCCTATCGTTTTGCAAATATTCTTTGTAAATTCGCTTTTCCTTAAAATAAGAGTTCTTTACAAATTCTTTTTCTGCGTACTTTTGATTGTTTGTGGTTTGCTTTGTAAAATGATACGTTTTGCAACCGTGCGCTTCTACAATTCTTGTTTTAAGCCCTCTTGATTTTGCCCATTTAATCAAGTATTCAGAAATTTCCGTATCAAGATTATTGATAGTAAATCCAAGTTCATTATGCGCGCCGTCTCCAAGCCACGTTCCGTAAACGTATGGGTCGAACCATACATCTTTGCGTTCAAAGTCCAGCGGTTTTTTATAAGCTAAATAGCTATTCCGCTTTGCATAATTTGGAAGTTCCAAATATTCTTTCAACGGAATATTTACAATTTCTCCCTTTTCATGGCCGTGGTGTCTGCAAGAAACTCTGCAAGACAAAATGTGCGATTCGTTGCAAGTGTAGCTGTCACCGTTTTTCAATGTGACCTTATACATTTGCTCTCGACCTCTTGCAATCGAAAGAACACGTCTTGGAGTGCCATCATCACCCATAATCAAATCTCCGGCAACAATATCCTCAACGTTCTTTTGAGTGCAGTCGTACATAAGAATCTTCGTTCCCTTGCCGTGGCACTTTCCAAGTCCGCAGTCCTCAAACAATGCGCACTTGCCCTTTTTAAGCGCCCATGCCACAACGTCACGTTGCCACTCAAACGCTTTCGGATTGAGTTCTGACTTGTCTACTGTAAAACCAGAAGAACCAGCCATAATCTGTTTCGACTTGATAAAATCCTTATAATCCATTTCCTTTACCTTTCATTCAAAATTAAATCAAAGCAGTTCCGTTGCCATATCCAAGCATTCCAGTTGGTTTACTTACAACATATCCTGCATTTGATACCTTGCTTGCGTTTTCTTTCGCGTCAAATTCGTTAAGAGCATTTAAAATTCTAAATACATTTTCAAACTTTCTATCATCGTCAGCATCTTCCAGTTCTTGAAACAATGCAAACAAAATATTTAACGATTCGTGCTTTCTTCCGTTATTATACAAGAATTGTGAAGATTTAATAATGCTGTCAACTTCCCATTCTATTTTAAGAGTTGTTGGACTAGCCGAACGGAATAGGCCAATGCTTTCCGTTGGCTCATCATCCGAATATTTTGATTCGTCAAAAACGCCCTTAATTCTGCTCTGCGCAAAAGACTGAATAAAATTCAAAACCATTGTGCGAAATGCGTTCAACTGTTCTTCATAGTTTCGGCTTTTATCTACGGCCATTGTATAGCACCTCCATGCCGTCATTATATCGCACTTGTTGTTATCTTTCAAGAGGTTTGGCAAAAAAATTTCCAAATCTTTTGCTTGACTTCAATCTTTGTTTGCTGTAAACTGTATTTAGCAAGCGCAAAAGCTAGTCTGTCCGGTCTAGCGCGTTTGAATACCGTGCAAGTGGAAATCGTACTTCCACTGCGCGGCTTTTGTTTTATACGGCATAAAAAATCCCCGCTCTTATAAAGAACGGGGATTATATATTAGGCCATTTTATTTAGCACTTGAATCAGAACGTAGCCATTGCGTTGCTGTTCACCATGCCAATGCCGTAGCCGGAGCACACGCTGTAAGTCAGCATCTTGCTCTGGTTCTTTGCATAAGACGCAGCCTCCTGAATCACGCTGCCATTCTCAACAAAGCGCTGCAAGGTGTTAGCGCGGTTCGCCAGCAGGATAACGTTCTTGTCGCTCTCCTTTGCCAGATCAGCGTGCAGAACAACAATGTCCTTAATGTTGAGCTGGGGCATCGTAAACGATACGCGGTTAGAAATGCCGCTTGCTTCGTTCACGTTGTAGAGCATCTTTGCCACTTTCTTGTAAGTGTCGGTGTCCACAACAACGGTGTCCGCTGCAAAGTTGTTCTTCATCTCGTAGTCAATCAGCAGGTCAATCAGATTATCCTGCGTCAGACCGCCAGTCAGAGTGCCAAGATTCATTGCAGCATTGCCGTTGCCATCACCATAGCGCAGAGTTTCAACTGCTTCGGCCTGTTCCTGACGTGCGGTATCGGCCACAACAGCGCTCATGTGCTTAGTGAACAGGTCAATGTTCATGCGGCGCGCAGCTTCATAAGAGAACTCCACGGCCAGACCCTTTTTGTAAAGGCTCACAGCCTTAGAACCCAGCGTAATGCGGGCAGTAGGCAGGTCTGCCAGCTCGGCTACACGGCGAATCTGAACAGCCTTTGCGTTCTTGCCAGTGTTCAGGTCAAGCATAGCACTCTTGACAACAGAGCTATCGACATTAACGGTGGTGCTAACCAGATAGTTAATCATGTTAGCAGCGGCCACGGATTCATTCAGCTTGCTATCCAGCCAAATAGGGAACAGCCACTCGTTCGTATCGGCAGTGCCGTTAGATTCATAGGCGGTATTCATAATATCGCCCACGGTGCTATAACGATTGATGTTTGCATCACGCAGCACCATGTTCAGCGGAGTAAAGTTCTTGAGAGATTCATCACCCTTAATACGAGCGTTATATACATCGCCAAACTCTTCCAAAATAGCGTCGTTAATGCTCTTGCCTTTCAGGTAATTATCCATTACACGGTTATTCACATACATCTTTGCGTTTGCCATTGTATTTGTTCTCCTTTCTTAGCCGATATAAATAGTGCAAGTCTTTTCGGTAGCGTCAACAGACAGCGCAGTAGTCGCGGTATGCACCTTTGCAGACGAAGTACCGGACAGCTTAACGCCACCCTTGCCATCAGCCACCAGCGGAGCGCCAGCAGTTTCAGTGCCAACGCAAGCCACGTCCTCAAAAACCTGATTGCGTGCAACGGAAATAACATAAGAATCGTCAATGTTGCTTACGCGCTCAATCTGCTGGATAACGCCAAAGATTTCATCACCGGCAGAGCCGTAGCCAGCTTCCTCGTTGCCAGTAATGACAACGACCTTGCCAATAGCCTGCTTAATGTCGCTTGCAACAGCAGTAGCAGTTGAGGTGGCGAGCTTGAAAGTAAAATTATCGCGCGCGCCGGAATTATTGATAGGATATGCCATTGTTTATTCCTCCTTGTTAAATATCATAATCAGCCTTGTTTACGGGCTTTTCTTTCGTGTTGTTCAGCGTACTATTGGGCTGCGAACCACGATAACCAGCGTGGAGAATCTTCTTTGCTTCTTCATTCCACGCATTGCTCTGGTCTACGATTTCCGAATAGTCGAGAACGTCCAGATACTTCTTCATGCGCTGTTCGTTGTAAGAATCGCCCTGTGCTTTCATTGCATTCACAAGAGCGTCTGCACGAGCCTTTTCAACAATCTTGTCGTACTCGTTTGCCTTGTTCTGAATTGCAGTGGTATCAACAGGATTCATGCCAGCCTTTGCAAAGTTCAGAACTTCATCGGCGGTAATGTCATCCTTGCCCAAAGCAGCAATAGCGGCATCCTGTGCGATAAACTCTGCGACAGGTTCAGGCGTTACAGCGGTTTTTACAGTGTTTGCAATCTGCATCAGCTTGTCGCTTTCCATGTCCAGAGTGTTGAACATGGTTTCGTCAATGCCGAATGCGTTCAGTGCTTCGTCATATTTCAACTTAGGTTCCTCCTTTTCGATAGTAATATCGGGATATTTATTTTTAACAATATCAGCAACCCTACCATCGAAAGTCTGGTCGTTGATTCTGATACCATTTGCGCTTGCAGCAATCTTGTTGGCTTCAATGATTTCATCCACGAAACCATACTCTTTTGCTTCATCAGCAGTCAGCCAAGTTTCTTTTGCAAGCATATCACGCAGTTCTTCTTCTGTGCCGTTGAACTTGCGCATATAGTTGGAAACTAACGCATCTTCGGTTTTGTTCAACACGCTTATAGCGCTCTCAAAATCTTCTGCGTTGCCCTGCATAACCATAAGCGGTTTGTGGTACATAAAAAGACTATTTTTAGCAGCGTACACCTTATCACCAGCGCAAGCAATGCCGCTTGCCATACTTGCCGCAAGGCCATCATTGTACACGTTAATCGTAGCACCAGACTTGCGCTTGTAGCTGTCCAGAATGTTCACAATGGCATTTCCAGCAAATACAGAGCCACCGTAACTGTTAATGTGGATATTCAAATTCTTTACCGCACCAGCATCATCCAGAGCGTCAAGAATCGCTTTTGGCGTAACATCTTCGTCAAACCACTTTTCGTCGCAAATGTCACCGTAAATATTGATTTCCGCGCTTTCATTCTTTGCGGAATCGCTTACGGAAATGTACTTGTTAATGATTCTCATGGATTATCACATCCTTTCCAAAGGATTTATAAAAAACTGTTGTTTTCCAGTCTTTTGTTGTATTCCTGTTCTATGTATTTTATCGTAAGTTTTGCTCTATCGTTTTTGAACTCCGGATGTTCAGAGCAATACTTTTCGTAGTCTGAAATATCGCACAACGCTTGATCGAAATTCTCTTTATTGTGGTCAATCCCTCTTGAAAGTTCTCCGCCAAATCGCAAAATCCTTACTCTTGCAGTCATTGCAGAATTTTCATCTACTTTATCATTCAGCTTTGACAAATCGTCTTTTAGACTTGTGGCTTCGGCTTTTACTTCTTGAATATCCGTTTTAAGCTCTTTAACCTCTTTTAAGACTTCACCGTTTATTGCATTCCCAATTTGTTTTGCCAGCCACGACCACGGATTGATTTTTATTTTGGAAACTTCAATCATGGAAAGAATTACAACAACAAGAACCGTGCCAGTTCCGAATATTTCTTGGAGCGTCACTTAGTATCGCCCCCGTTCTGGTTCAGATTGTTTTGCTCTTCTTGTTCACTTTCTTCATTTGTTACTTCCGCTTCCTTATTATGTGTTAAATATTCCAAAACATTAAGCTGTGCCGGAGCACTCGCCTTATCTTTATCCAGACCGATTTGGGCAGCTTCATCGTGAGTAACCCACTGATATTCCTCTGCGCGGCGCGCCTTTTCCATCCGTTTTAACTCAACGCTCAACTTGTCAAGTTCAGTCTGCCAGTCAATCGGATTATGCGTAACAGTAGCGCGTACATTGTAGCCGCGAACTCTTGCCCACAAGTTTACGATTTCTTCCAGAATACGCTTACTTGCGCGGCGCATTGTGTCGATAGTATCACACACAATTGAATATTCAGCCGTACCAAGACTGTACGAGCCGGACTTCAAACGCCCCATAAGAACAGGCGTAAGCTGGAACGAATTGCAAATCAGCGGTTCAAGAACTTCAAACCATGCTCTCACGTCAATGCCAGAGCCGTTCACGCCGCCGCCAAGAATATCAACCTTGTTGCTATCGAAAGTAATCAGATCGTTTTCCTTGCCCATCTTGATAAGCTGGTGTTCAACCTGATTGAATGTGTCCTCAAACAGTTTTGCTTGGGCTTCACCAGTTGCTTTCTGCGCAGGAGTGGCGCTCTCAAGCAGTGCCGCACGGTCAATCTCGCACTTATAGCGCGGATAACCGATACGATTCAGCACAGCCATAGAATCTTGAATCAACTGGTAAAATTCAGTTTCGGTAGCAATTGCCGGTTCAAACTGCATTGTTCCAACAGGACTGCCCGGCTTCGGCTGATGCGGAACCCAGAAAAAATTGCCATCGTAAAGGTCAACTTTTTTGCCGTTGGCAAATCCAGACTGATATGCGGCATAACGGTTCTTTTCCGGCAGCCACTTAAATTCTGTAATTGTGGCAGGGTCAATAATCAGAACTTCGTCAATGTCCGTTGCGTCATCGTTTACCACGACTTCAACAGCCATGCCTGTTCTGGTCACAGCAGAATTGTGGAGCTGGTCTACAAGACCGTCAAGACCGCACGAATTGTTCTTGCCAATATTCTTGCAGAACTCTCTTAGTTCAGCATCATATCGCTTTACAACACGCCCAGTCGTTGCGCTTTTCAACTCAATATTGATACCCTGATTCGCCAAACGCAAATAAACATTGAGAGCCTGTTTTCCGTCTGGCGTTTCGTTTACGATAGTATCAATTGCATCAAACTTATCCCGCGAACAAGCAATCTTTTTCAGCAAATCATAAGTGATTCGGTTGTCAACAAATATATTTCTATACTGTTGCGGCAACACGGAAACTTGCACAGTGCTAATAGGACGTTCTTCACTTGCGGATAACGAGGCTTTATCACTCACTTCAAATTCACTTCTAGTCAATTTGTTCATCCTCCTTTCCGCAAATCTATGCAAAATTAAAAGTGCCGTAGTTTTACCCACGGCACTCTTGGCACTTATTTTTGTTTACATCGTAAGAATACACTACTATTTCAATTTTGTCAAGCATTACGCTTAATAGCGCCCATTAAGGGGCAATAAGA